TCGGGCGTGATGGGCCCGTGGTACAGCAGCTTCGACACGTCGAGGTGACCGAACAGCTTGACAAACTTGTCCGGCATCAGGATGCCCAGGTTGAAGGGCGCGACGTCGAACAACGTCACCGTCTGTTGCTGCGACAGGTCGTGCATGCCGGCGAAGGAACCTGGGCCCCACAGCTCGAAGAAGCACATGGCGCGGTCGTAGCCCGCCTGGCGCAGTGCAGCGGCGAGCGAGTCGCCGTACTTGGCGACGATCAGCCCGGGCGCCTTGCCGAAGATCGGGTCGGACGCGTCGACGAGCCGGTGTCGGGTGCCGAACTTGTGCCAGCCCTTCTTCGACGTCCACTCGGCCCGGATGTTGCTGCCATCGAGCTTGTCGAAGGCATAGACGGGCAGGTGACATTCGGTGCCGTAGGGCAGCGACGGGTAGGTCTTCACGAGGTTCTCCGGTTCCTTGCGTTCGTCGAGGTCCCACTGCTCGCGCCTGTCGCGCCGCCTGCAGTGTTCTCGATCACCCATTCGCGATCTCCGCCAGCACGTCTCCGTGGCACGCCTTGGGATGGCACCAGCAGCCGAGGATCTTGTGCCTCAGTTCCCGCTTCACCCTCTCCACGAGTTCGGGCTGCCTGAGCAGCCACTCGCGAAAACAGGCGATCGCCTCTTCCCTAGTGTCGACCTTGAATCGTGCCTGCGTTCCTTCCTGGTGTGAAAAGGGATTGCCCCACTGCGAACCCCTGCCACGTCCGATGTAGACATCGAAGGGGTCCTTCTTGCAGTGGACAACCCACCTGGTGCCAACGGAGGGAGTTGAACCCTCACGCCTTTCGGCAGCGGGTTTTGAGTCCGCCGCGTCTGCCGGTTCCGCCACGTTGGCATTATCGTCCATGACAACCTGCGTTCCTGTTTACTTGAGTCGTTCAGACGCCCTGACGGCGGCCTCGTGTGAGGACCCGATCATGGCGTAGAGATCTGCCGGAGAAAATCCTGGGTGGGCCACTCCCGTCTGGTAAAAGTGCTCGGCCTTGAGGTGGCAGCCCGGACAGAGGCTGATGCCGTTCTCCTTGACGTAGCCTCCGTTGGGCATCAGGTTCCTGTCGGTGATGTGGTGCGCATCGAGTGGCGTCTCTGGCGTGATCAGCGACCACCCGCACGCCCTACACTTGTGCCCGTCGCGGTCAAAGACCGTGTCGCGGAACCGCTGCCTGGTGAGCTTCTTGTCCGATGACATGTGGACTACCCGATGAGGTGACGCCGCGCTTCAGGACAGCACCGTACCACGATACACTGTGACTGTTCACGGGTTGGCCAGCAGGTGCTGGGCCTTGCGCTTGATGCTCTTCCACTGCCGCAGCAGCTGGCCGTCGAGCGCGGTGTCGAACCCCATCGAACCCGCCTTGTCTGCCTCAGCGTCGCTGTTGATGCGGAGGATCTCGCGCAGCGTCGCCTCCAGCAGGACGATCCTCCTCTTGTCGTCGATGTCGCTCATCCGGAGCGGGCGACGGGATTCGAACCCGTGCTGTCTGGTTGGAAGCCAGAGGTGCTACCGCTACACCACGCCCGCACGTCGCTTTCACCTTCGCGCCGACACCCTTTGTGGGATTCCCACCATCCGGGCCCGGCAACGTCGATGGTTACTTGCTAGAGCGACCGGTGGGGATCGGACCCACGACATCTCGGTTGGGAACCGAGCATTCTACCGCTGAATTACGGTCGCACTCGAAGAGGTGTCACATAGTCCTAGGCAGTTCTCTTCCTCTTGGGACCTGACTGCTGCTCAACCTCCTCGGGAGCGGATGACGGGATTCGAACCCGTGACCTTCGCGTTGGCAACGCGACGTTCTACCACTGAACTACATCCGCATATCTTTAACTATCACTCCATTTCATCTTACGACCCTTTTCCCATCCTGTGCTCAGGAAAGTACCAAGGTCTTCGACCTTAATTTTCATGCTTCGCTTCTCAATTTTTGAATTGATCCAACACGTTCCAAACTGGGAATTTCGCTCTCCGCGTTGTTGAAGCGAATTCGCTTTTCCGATCGCGTCTTTTGCTTTTTGAGAATGTGTACGCCCAGTCCATGGACTCAATTCACCTCGTCGACCGTGCATTGGGTTCAGCGAACCCGGACGATGCCAGCTGGGGTGATGCATTCCATATGTCGGAGCATTTTCACCGAAACGGTGTGTTCCGAACATGGGATTCTTCGCGCCTGAAAACATCTCACGAAGTTTTGATCGCGTTGATTCTGAAACTTCTGTTCCTTGACCACCGCCACTCGTCAAGTTGTAACCCCTCTCTGAGTTGAACGAGTCGAAGTGGGCGACCCAATGGCTCTCCCGTTCATTCACTACCTCATCAGCACACTCCTCGAGCACCTCGAAGATGAAGTTCTCAGCACCATGCTTGCGCATGGAATGATAAAGTGGACGTTCAAGTCCCTTACGTGCCGCGTAAAGATGCCCCGCTTTTCGTGCAGCAAAGTTCTTCGTCTGACCGACGTAGACCTTGCCGTTGACCATGTTTCTGATAACGTAGATGCATTTCATGCATCATACTTATATCCGAATTGCGGAAGGGAGAGGATTCGAACCTCCGGGCCCCTTGCGGGGCCACTGACTTTCCAGGTCAGCCGTTTCAACCTCTCACGCACCCTTCCATTCACATGTCCCTGGAGAGCCTGTACTGCTCTTCCTTCAACCTCTCGACCGTCGCGTCGCCGATGTGACACGTGCCGTGTTCCTCGGCCTCCTTCAACATCACCTTGATCTCGATCGCCCGCTGGCGCTTGCGGTGGATAGTCGTCAGCGGCTTCGTGGCGAAGGGATCATCCTTCAGGCACAGATAGCACATGATCTTACCTACGGCGGAAGCGGCAGGATTCGAACCTGCGGGTCCCCTTTCGAGGACCTCTCGTTTTCGAGACGAGCGCCTTAAACCTCTCGGCCACGCTTCCATTCGTTCAGAACGTTGGGACCAACGTCCTGGGCGCCCGCATGTAGACGCCGTTGACCCTGAACACCGTCTTCTTGTGACAGGCGGGACACTCGTGTTCGTACAGCCCGGGCTCGAACACCCGCATGTTGGGCGGGTCGTGGTCCGGGTGCCTGCAGGCCCTGGTATCGTCGTTGTCGCTGATCTTACGTGTGGGCATCTGTTTCTCCGCGGAAGGCGAGGGAATCGAACCCCCAAGGGCCTTTCAGCCTCGGCCGCTTTCAAGACGGTTTTCGTCGCCAATCGATTTGGCCTTCCGTTCTCATTTCTTCTTGGGCTTCTTGATCTCGCCCAGCATCTCCAGGTGTTGCTTTCTCACGTGTCCATGGTAGCAGTCGACGCAGACGATGGCCGGACACTTCAGGCAGACCCACGCCTCAGAGCCATCGTTCGCCGGACCACGGATGGGCGAACTATTCAGTTCGACCTGCGAGCCACAGGTGGGACAGGGAATGTTCATTCCGCGGAAGCGGAGGGATTCGAACCCTCGGGCCCCTTGCGGGGCCACCAACTTAGCAGGTTGGCCACATCAACCACTCGTGCACGCTTCCAATCACCTGACGAACTGCGACTGCAGGAGGACCTGGTTAGGTGCCGGGTTGCCTCGCTCTTCCCCTTCCTCTTCGAAGAAATCGTCGGGCGGGGGATCGCCCTTATCGATATAGAACGAATCGCATGGGATCGGAATTGTCACCTGGTGGACCGTCCCATCGGGCGCCTGCAACTCGATGACGTCGTATGCGTTGCCGCACGCTCCGGGCCCGCTGGGGCCATCGTCGTACCAGCCAGGTGGCTCGTTTGACGTGTCAGATCCGCCGGCGCCCAGTGTTCCGGTGTCGCTGTCAGGTGCCCCTGAGCAGCCCACCAAGAATCCCAAGATGAAGAGGGTGGAGAACCTCATGCCTTCACCCTACCACTTTCAAGAAGTCAGGTACACTGAAATGGTACCCCGCGAGGGATTCGAACCCCCGAACTCCTGGGTGTAGGCCAGGCGTGATACCGCTTCACCAGCGGGGCGCTGCTCTCAGATGAGCTTCAGGTTGCCCGTGATCTTGTCGAGCACGTCGGCCTCGCACGGGCCGAAGGCCGCGCACGTCAGGGTGGGCACCCCGTTGAACTCAGTCCTGCCACTGTCGACGATCGGGTGGACTTCAACGCCCGACAGCTCGGCCTGGAGGACCAGGTCGTTGAGCGCGTCCTCGGAATCGACGCCGACGACGACCTTGGTGAATGACCCCGACAGCCACATCGCCTCGGCGGGCGACAGCTTGACGATGACCTCGTCTCCACGCTCGGCTTCGTTGTTGTCGGTCAGGAACTTCATGGAAGCGTGGGCGACCTGCGCGGCGATCTTGCCCTTGCGCATGTTGAGGTCCTTCCGGACGACGATGACTTGCTTCACGTCAGACATGATTTCCTCCAAATTGTCAAGGAACAGGCGCCCCGACCCCGAGGCCAGCGGGACCACGTTACGACAGCGTACTACCGCTAAGCTAGCGGGACGAAGAGGGGCTTGCGGGTGCATAGCCGGCCTCTGTAAGTATTCGAAACTGCTCAGTCGTCTTCGCCGTCACCGTGAAAGTGGACGTGGATCAGGTGACCCAGCAGCTTCAGGTCGTCCGGCGGCAGGTCGGCGACCAACGCCCACAGGCGTTGGTCGCGTCGTTGGAACTCGCGCTTGCGCTCTTCCTCGAGCTGCTTCTCGAGTTCCTTGATCTTCAGGTTGGTGAGGTCGATGCTCATTTGCTGGGCCTCTTCGCCTGCTCCGCAGCGCGCCTCTCCTTGGCCTTGATGTTCTCGCTGCCCTTCTCGATGAGCTGACCGACGGGGGCGGCGCCCTTGGGTTCCGGCTTGGGCTGGTGCTTGCGCTTCTCGATGAGCAGCTGCAGCCTGGCACGCTGTCGCTTGGACTCGCCCGGTCGGGAGTCAAGCGCCTTGAGCTGCTGCTCGGGCGTCAACTTTGACCACGCTTCCTGGCGCTCCATCGCCTCCTTGCGCTTGAGCTCGTTGAGGTCAGGCCTGGGCCCACCGCCGTGGAACCGTCGCTTGCTGTTGTCCTTCTTGCCCCTGATCAGTCCGTCCTTGCTCATGGTCTCACCTGTTTGGATCGCGTGGGTGCCGCGGGGGCGGCGGGTTGGGACAGGTCGGCTGGATGTAAACGACCTTGTCTTCGACGATGCGAGCACAGGGATCGCGCCTGGGCGTCTTCGGGACGTCCCACTCAGCGTAGCAGCCCAAAAGGGCCAGCGCCAGCACGAACAGTCCCCTCACTTCCGGATCTCCCGGTACTCCGACTGCCACAGCCGGATGCCGTGCTTCGACTTTTTGATGGCGTTGTAGGTCTTGGCGTCGACCTCGATGAGGCGCGCTGAACCGACGGGTCGGCTGTACTCGTCGGGAACAGCCTTGGGCATCCCGTCCCAGTACTCCTTGACGTAGGCGTCGAGGTCAGCGTTGGTCAAGTGCAGCGACGCGCCGTCGGGCAGCCCCAGCCACGTTCGCTCTCGAGCCATTCCTGACAGACCACCGTCCTGACGACGGGTTTCCTTACCTTCTTGGCCGCTGCCATGGTTTCCTCCTGATTCGATGGTACCACCGGCGGGCCGGATCATTCACAGCGCCCCCAGCGAGAGTCGAACTCGCATACGATCCATTACGGTTTCACCTGCTTAGAAGGCAGAGCCGATACGGGGGCATTCGTCGTGCGTTCACCTCCTAGGTTCACCATCGTGAACAGGTTCTTCCGACCGACGGCTCCCCGGCCCCTCGGCCGCTTCACCGTCCCGGGATTCACACCCAGCCATTGGGTTACTTGCTGACGGCACCCCCGGCAGGATTTGAACCTGCGACATCCGCCTTAGGAGAGCGGCGTTCTGAGTCCACTGAACTACGGGGGTATGGCCTCTTCGGTGGGAATCGAACCCACGACCTCGCGCTTCGGAGACGCACGCTCTTATTCCACTGAGCTACGAAGAGAAATTGCTTTCACCTACTGTCCGGCGGGAATCGAACCCGCTTCTCCGAGGTCTAAGCTCGGCGTGCTGCCAGTACACCACGGCGATCCACCTACGCATGGCAGGCTTCGGGTTACTTGTTGGTGCCAACGGAGGGACTCGAACCCCCACGGCCTTGCGGCCACGACGTTCTGAGCGTCGCGCGTCTGCCGGTTCCGCCACGTTGGCATGTGTCGTCAACCTACCTCATCGGTGGCCGACCTTTCACTCTCTTCCTCTTTCCTGATTTCGTCCCTGACTTCCATCAGGATCTTGCCGAGCCAGTTCTGGCCCTCGCCCCGGCACACGCCCCAGAACCTGTCGTTCCAACTGTTGCCCTCGATGAGCTCGGCATCGCCCGTCGCCAGCAACAGAGGCCGCAGGAACGGGTTCTCAAACTTCTTCCTGACGAAGGTTCTCATCAGGTCGACCTTGACTGATTCCCAGTCACCCCGCAGCTGGACGCCCTGGCCCAATTTCTTGGCCTGGCCCGGCGTTGATGCCTCGCGGATCAACCTCCGCGACCACGGATCCAAGGTCTTGTACGCCTGGTAGGCGTGCTCGACTGACCTGTAGCGCTCGCCGTCGACGTAGATCGTCGCCTCGTGGAAGTTGGAAAGGAAGCCAAACTCGCCCCGAAAGCTGTCGATGACGGGTACGTCAGGGCCACCACCTACTGCATGCGCAGTCAGGCGTGAATTGGGTGCGAAGCTGGTATTCCTCCCACTCACGGGCCTCGCGCTCTTGCCTCTCCCTTGCTTGTCGTTCACGTTCTTCCTCCGGTATGACTTTTCTCAGGGCCAACCAGTACAGCGACGTCATCGTCCGACTGTACACGTCCAGGTCAGCCTCATAGTAACCACACTTGCGCAGGTATTCAGCAGCCTTGGCCGGATTGCCCGCGTCAAACATTCGCATCGCCGAAGTGCAGCGCCTAACCGTCCCCCAGTACGCCTTGGCGCCGTCGATGAATTCCTCAAAGTGCCGGTAGCGGTGCGTCCGCCCGATGACGAAGTAGGGCTGGTCGGGCCTGTACGGACCGACGTTGCCCAGGTTGTGGTTGTAAACGATCTTCCCGTGCAGGTTCTCTCCCGCCACCTGTGCCCAAGCCATCGCCAGGCGATTCTTGGAGGGCTCGAACCCCGCGTGTTCGAGGTGCCCATTCCAGAGCGCGACCAACAGTTCGGACCGCGACAGCGGCGTCAATACCGCCGGTCGGTGCAGCGGTTGCTGTGCCGCGGCCCTCGGGATCATCGGCAGCCAGGTAATGCACGTAATTACCAACGAAAGAAGCAACTTGGACGCCAAGGGCATTGGTCGACCCTACGCCTCGAACCGGGTGATGTTTCACCTAAAGGGCTTGTACATCCTGAGAATGGCACCCCCGGCCGGATTCGAACCGGCGGCCTTCGGCTTCGCAGGCCGACGTTCTAATTCCGCTGAGCTACGGGGGTATGGTCGGGCGAGGTGATCAGGCGCCACGGGATCTTCGTCTTTTCAACGCGATTCACCATGTCCCTCGTCCCACGCGACTGAAAAAAGTTGTTGTGAAAGGCCAGGCACAGGTCGATGGGTTCGTCGGCGCGGTGCTCGCAGTCGAGCATCTGCTGGTTCCTGATGTGTCCCGCTCCCTTACGAAACCTGTCCCAGTCGGCCGGGTACGGCCTGACGACGAAGCCCAGTGCCTCAGCGACGGCGGCGCAGATCGTGTCGGCCCCTCGCGCCGCCCCATGGACGAGGATCGTGCCCGGGGGCAGCTGCTCGAGCGTGTCGACGACGGTCTTGATGTCGTCCCACTCACGGTCGCCTGTAACCAGTACCTTCATGGCCTCCTCGGTGGGATTCGAACCCACAACCTGCGGTTTCGTAGACCGCCGTGGTATCCA